CGGTTAGGGTCGAGACCTTAACAGATGTATCGACCTTAGCATTTACTTTGTTTAGCCCCAAAGTCTCACGGGCTTGGTTCATCTTCTTACCAAAAGAGGCTAGGTACAACTTGTAGAGGTGGGGTGCCTCATCCCCGATGTTCTGGAAGTTGCGCTCATCTGCCATGAACAGTTTGAGCAGTTCCAACTCGACTAAGGCTGTGGTCTGATACTGCTTGCGGAATTTACTGAGTGCTCCCGACAACTGACGCACATTGACTGTCCCTGGCAAGAGCGGGTAGCGTTTACCAACTCGATATGAGAATTCAGCAGCGACATCCATGGGAGTCCATTCATGCTCAGGTCGCTTGCCTCTGGTCTTGGGATCTGACTTGCGGATCTTCGGCTGAACAGTATCCCGCTCCTCAACAAGGCCGAAGCCTGCAAGATTGTCTGAATCATCTTCCCATTTTCTCATAGGTACTCGTATCTCTTTCATTGAAACACCTTCGGTGTTTCTAATATCTTTTAATTGATTACTATCTTTGCTATTAGGTACTAATGACTTATTAGTAATATGGCTACGTGACTTATAGTCATGTGAGGTGTGGACATTTGTGTCCTCTAGGTTAGGGGACTCTAGCGTCCCACTTGGGCTTGTAATGTCCAGTAAGTCTATCCCACGGTATCCGTTGGCTCTCTTGGTCCGAGTTCGCTTTATGAAGCCAGCCTCTTCCAAGGCGATAAGGCCTCTACGGACGGTCCTCTCATGTACGTTGCCAGTCTCTATACCAAGTTGGGCTGCTGAAGCCTTTAAACGGCCTTCAGAGCCCGATAAGTGGCATATGGTAGCCAAGAGACGGAACTGATAATCGGTAAGGTTGGCTGTGTAAGCCTCGTGTGGGATTCTCACGGCGTGTCGTCACCGAATGGGTTGATGTCTTTGGAGCCTAACTCCTCCTCCAGCCGTGCCGTGATCGTGTCCATCAGGGTGTCTAGAACTGAGGATGCTGTGTAGGCAGAGAAGATCTCGATGAAAGATGTCAGGCTCTCCTGCATGGCATCAAAGAGTTCCTCTGTGGTGTCTTCTGTGTAATCCATCTCAATCGGGTTAAGTGTGCCCTTGATGTTCCACATCTCCAATCCAAAATCCTCCAGTGAGTGAATGACCATGTGAGCCTCATCTGAATCATCCCATGCAATAGCAAGGATGTCATCTGGGGTAATTAGGTTGAGTAGTTCCTTGATGGGATTAGAACAAACAGTGATTACATCCGCGTCATCTTCTAGTCCATCAATGGTGGTCTCTACATCTAGATAGATTTTGTAATCAATACCCTGCTCTTTAACGGCATTGATTGCTGTCTCTGTAAATATCCCTCTAGTGATTACTGGAACAAGAACTTCACTCACATCTTCTTTTCCGAGTAATTCTACAAGCGGGTAGTACACATCAGCACTTGGATCAAATGTTAAAAGGATAACTCGTTTCATCGTGTGCCCCTATAGTCGTGGTAGTCGTTGTTGTACAACCCTTGGTTTATTCAAGTACTTACTGAGTAGAAGTGCAACTGTAGCAATAGCAGGCACTGCAATGATGAACTGCATGCTAAATGAGTTCTGGGAAATTAAAGCGCCAAAACTTAATGGTAATGTTAAAAACTTATTGAGTAGAGGAACGCCAAACATACCTGTCGTAATAAGTTCTATGAACTCAATGACGTAGGTAACTGCCACTCCAGCAATAAGGATCGTTATAAGTAGGTCAATCATGACCTGGAGCCTACACCGTTAGGTTGGTATATTCCACTCCATCATAGGTAGATAGTCTCCAGAAGGTGTTAGGGACAATCCAGTCATTGAGAGTCTTTCCTAACCTAGGGATCTTTAAAGGTTTGTTAGGGTACATGTGGGTGTAGGAGGCGTGATCTGTTCCTTCCCAAACTGCACCGTAGTCCGAAGGAAGAGAGCCATCGAAGTACTCTGTTGCAGTCTGTGACTTCTCAAATTGCACAAGGTCTACACGATAAGTACCAGCGTGATTAAAAGCAATTTTTACTTTTGCATAAGACACCGCTGATCCTGAGTCAGTTAGTGCAGTAAGACTTACTCTATTAAAAGAACTAGTGATAGTGAACTCAGACGCAAAATTTTCTAGCAAGTTATTGCTTGCATCAAAGAACTCGATAGTTCCAGTAACTTTAACTGAGTTACTTGACGAGACGTAGAACGACAGGGTGTAGTACTTACCTGCAGTTACTGGGATGTTGTAATTAGTCTTGATGTTTCCTGTGGTAGCCACAACAAATTGTCCACTGTAAGTGCCTGAGTAGCCGTCAGTTGGGACTGCCGCATTTTGAGTAAAGGTGGCACCAGTGGCTGTCCAAGTAGAGGCATCTACCTCAAAAGATGGGTTCTTGATGTAGTTAATTTTTGCAGAGTCAAGAAAGATTGAGATTGCTCTTGCCTCATCATAGGCAACAGCGGCTCCAAGTTGAAGGCATACTTGATCTAAGTAATATGTACCTGCTGCACTGTAAGCAATTTGGATACTTGCATAGGATGCATCTGCTGGAGTTGTAAATGTTTTTGAGGCGCTCTTCCAAGTGTTGTTTGCAGCCACTGCTGTTGCTGATTGTGTAGTACCTGTGATAGTTCCATTCTTGTCATAGAACTTTACAGAAAGAGTGATGTTGCCAGCGCTAGAAGGTGATTTAAGTTTGCAAGACACTGTGTACTCGGTGCTTGGAAGTACTGGAACTCCACGTGTAATTGGCGCTGTATTTCCTAATTGCATAGCACCAGAGTTCGAAGCAACAACTTTACCTGTGTACACATTATCGATTACGTTAGTGCCAGTGGCTGGAACTTGTTCTGTGCTTGATGTAAGTGTGGCGTTAGTTGCTGTCCAATTACCTATAGCATTGTAAAAAGTCGAGTCTTGTACTGATAAGAGTAAATTAGTAGACAAAGTTGTTGTTGGTGCAAATCCAGTAAGAGATTCTGCGTAAGCATTAATGCCACTCTGCATTCCTTTGTGGGAGTACATGTAAAGTGCTTCACGAATAAGTCTTTTTTGATTTTTTACTGGAATAGCGGGTTCTGGAATAAGTCCTACGCTAAAAGAATTTTGAGATAATGTTGAGAATGCGATTCCCTCAGAAGAGTGTTGCGGTCTTAAGACATCTAGTTGAGTTAGGAATTGGTCGTGAGTAAACGCGATTCCTCCCATAAAGTTATAAAGATCAGATGTTTCGTCTGTAACACCTAGTGGGCTTTGTATCTCACTTGTAAATACCTTAGGTATAATGTCCATTATACTTTTGTGAACACCGTGGTCTAATGGCATTAAGTCTGTTATTTGTCCAGCAACTACCCATACCTTTTGGTCTGTAAATAAAAACATCGTATAGTAAACCTGGCGACCATTAACAATTGGTGTTTGACCTGCGTTGTCTTCCCCATCTACAAAAGAAGATCTACTTACTGTTCCTTCTGTGGCAGACTCTTCCCAAATTGTAACTCCATCTTCTGAGGTTTCAGGAAATCCAAATTGATTTCTAACCAGTTTAATTTTTGTAAATGCTCCAGTTGGAGATTGCCATGAGACTCGTATCTTTATAAAGTCAATGACAGTGATAGACATAGGCTCAACTGAATAAGCCAACTTTGGAGTTACACCGTACTTGGCGCCTCCATAAACAACGTTACCGTATTTTGCCACGGGCTAATCCTAACAGCCAGCGAGTAAGAACTGACTAAATGCGTCTGCTCCTGTTGCTACTACCTGCCATGAGGCTGTGCTTCCATCAGTCGTAAGATAACGACCACTATTTCCTGACTGTGAAGGGAGTGCATTAATAGTTGACCATTGAGTTGCGTAATCAGTTCCAGACGTCTTAGTAAGAACTTGACCTGTAGATCCACCTACAGGAACTGCATTCCACACATCGGCAAGACCGTATTCAATATTTGCAAGACGATCTTTTAGAGAATCCCAATTTGTAGTTATTTGGTCAAACGTCCCAACCCAACCAGAACCCGTCTTGATAAGGGTTCCTAAGTTGGCTTGGATAGAGTTAACTTCTTCTTGAAGACTGTTGACATGTTCGGCCAGGATTGTGTCGGAGAAGTCAACTTTTGTTACAAAGGACTTCACCGCTGCGGGATATGCTGCTGTCACGCTGTACTTCCTTTCAGACCTGTCGGTCTATTTTCTCTGGTTTGCCCCACATTTACTGCCTGAACTACGGGTGTGTGTGAGACTTTCCTTCTAAAGTAGTTACTTTGCCCTCTAAAGTAGTTACCTTTCCTTCAAGAACCTTTACCTTGTTAGCAAGAGCCATAATAGTTGCTGTTAAATCAACCTCTGATGTTCCATCAGATTGTTTTACTGTAACTACGTGTGAGGTTAATCCTGTTAATGACACAGAATCAGCCAAGGGTTTAATAAATATTTGTTTATTTTTACCTTGGTTTTTACCAAAAGATCCAGACCAAATAGGAAATTCAGGGTCTCCACCTAAGTAAGTAACCCATACTCCTTGTCCTATTACAGGTGCCTCTAAATGAATACTAGAAGGTTCCATAGGCCAAGCCCAATCGGTAACTTCGTTACCTGTAGGTTGAGCCTTCACTTTTAACCTACGTTGTTTTTCGGGGTCCTTGTTGTCAACAACAACCGCTCTGTAAACTCCATACAGTCTTTTGATTGAATCCATTAGATAGTTCCGATACTGATGTTACTTTCTTGGAATCTAAAGATCTCGTCTTCTGCTCCAACAACTGTCTTAAGTCCTGTGTCTCCTTCGATATGGAGCACTGTAACCTTGACTGTCTTTACTCCAGGCACTTGGTTGAGTGCAAACTCAATATCCTGTGGATAGATTGTGTCTTGGAAGTCCATGCCGTTGTAACCGAATGATGTAAGTAATGCTTGCTTTAGTGCAAGTTCAACCTCTGCAGTTGTGTACTGATCTAACTTTGCGTATTGCAAAGTAATGATAAGGTCTACATATGTTGGGGGCTGAATAGTCACTGTTGTTCCAAGAAGAACTTTATCCGACAAATAGTTCTCAACATCTGCCTTTAGACGATCGTATTCGAGTGTTGGGTCTCCTAAGTCATCTAGACCAGGTGCAAGATCTGAGTCAACGGTGCTTCTACTTGGGGCTATGTAGACAGTTACTGAAGTCCAAATTTCCGCATAAGCATTTGCCTTACCAACACCACTGACAGAGATTGATAGGTCTGCATAGTCCTGAAGTGTTACAGCACGGTTTGCTGCTCTTAAAGACGCAGGTGCAGATACACGGATCTGGTTAGTTGTTTCAGGATCTGACCCACCAATTGCTGAATCGGCGTTTGTTACAGTGATGATAGATTGCAAAGCAGTAGTCTCGTTAGTAGTTAGCCCAGGAACGTAAACAATATCAACCAAAGTGTTGCTTGGTACGTTACCAATTAATCCTCCACCAACCATGTAGTTAGCACGAATCTCTGAGTGGATAGTTGGGATAACACCAGAAACACCGTCACCAAATGTGATGAAGACATTGTTGTTGGCATCCGTGTTAACTTGGTACACCAAGTCTGTAGGGCCGTTATCGAGTAGATGCTGTACTTGTGTCCACTTAGAGTAGATGTCTCCGTCTTGTACGTAGAGTTCTGTGGTTCCATCTACAGAAGGAACTTCACCCAACTCAAAAGACATGTTTGGAAGACCAGTAGAAGTACCTATAAGTTCTCCATAGGTATTTGCGTTGTCAGAGACAATCGTGACATAACGACCTTCCAGTGCTGAAACATCTTCTGTTCCTGGTGTTTCACCAACCTGTGGGTCAATAGTTATGGCAGATACAGTTGTAAAATAAATAGTATTAACAACGTCTCCAGATACTACATCTCCAGAGATAACCGTTCCTGCTGGTATAGACACAGCCTCGTCAGAGGTATTAGAAAAAGTTAGTAGTGTAAATGCTTGACGATATCCTGCTGGGATATACCCATAAGTTTGAGCAATATTAATAACGCTGTCTCGTTGAGTGGCTGTAGTAATCAACGACTCATTTGCGTTTCGATCAATATAGTAAGAGATGAGATCTCCCATGTACGCAAAGGCTTCAATAAGTGCTACACCAAAGTCTGATGGGTCAGAGGCTGTCCACTCAGGGATACGGTCTTGTACACGAGCAATTAACTCATTACGTAGTACGTAGTAGTCCTTGCTTGTGTAGTCAACTGAGATAGGTATATTGGATACTGGTGTTACGTCACTCATAGCGTCTCCTGGTAGATCGGGTTAGTTCCTTGAATGTAAGCGACACCAATAACTGTTTCTACTTGGGTGTTATTAGGGAGGTCATACACTGTACTGACATTGATTATGCCAGTAAATTCATCAAAAGTCGTGGTTACAGATTGCAGACTAAGTAGTGGTAGTTGAGTCTCAAAGGCTGCTTGTGTTTCTCTCTCAATCAATACAGAGGCATCTTCCTGTGTGCTAAAAACAGAGTAAGGAATCTCTGTACCGAACAAGGGTTGCATGACACGCTCCTTCAAAGCGGTTCCTAATACAGACCTGACACGATCTGCCCATATCTTTTGTTGGTCAGTAGACACAGCGATCTTTCCATAAGGGTCTACCCTAAACGGAAGAGAGATTGCAATTTCAGCCATTACTTACCCACCCATCTACTTGGTGTAACTTTGAACCCAACATTAGATTTGTTGACTAACATTTGAGGAGCACGCAGTTTAGTTACTGTTGGTTTACTTGATGCGCCTGTACTCAACTCTTGTTTTATATTTCTTACAGGTACAACAGAAGCAGACTCTGGACGAAATGCTGATGATTTGTTTCTTCCAGTACCGTCTGTCATACAAGTGAACTCAACCTCATAACGGCCATCATAGAAGCACTGATGACGTGTCTTTTTTACAATCCAATTACCGTCTGTGGTTTCACCAGTGCCGTTTATCTCTACCGTTCTATACGGTGCAATTCTAGGATCGCCCTGACTTGCTGCATCCGCAGTGATTGAGAAACGAGATAGTTGGGCATGGGCTTGGGCGATGGTCTCTGCCATCTGTGCATTCCCCGTCATTGATCCTGGTAAGGCCTCTAAGAATAAAGGGTCTAAGTTTGAAGTTCTAAGGTTTTTACCAACAGTAGTAGGAGACTTGGAGGATGAGTAGAACTTTCCTGTTACAGGGTCAACACCGTGAACGACCTTGTCTTTCTTAGAGTAAGAAGACTTATCAATATAGTCTCCAACTTTTGGTTTAAACATATCTAAGGTCTGAGAGTTCAACTCATTCCAAATGTTACCAACAGAGTCAAAGAAAGAAAGAACTGGAATAGTTGTTATGAACTTATCGATCATCTTATCAATTGGATGAAAGTGCAATTCTGTTCCGTGGACCTGTGCAACGTACCCAATTCGACTTGCTAGTTCTTGGACTTTTTCCCAATAGGTATGGTTCAGCATAGATTGTTGACTAAAGATCATAGGATGAGGTGTCACTACAGGTTTTAGTTTAAACTTGGTTGCAATCTCAGTAACAATGTCTGGTGCAGTTTTATTCTTCCAGATCTTATTGCCACCCTCTTTTAGGGGTAGAGAAGCACCGATTGCTCGAATTGTTATAGGACGACGAAGAGTCTGTTGAGTAATAGGGGTGTAGTCAACAATGTACCCGAAGAACTCACCAACAATGTTGTTTGAGGTTTTCCATTTTAGTTTAACGGTAGCCCCTGTTTTTAATCCTTTGTAAAAAACACTGCTGTCTCGTAAGTAAGATATTTCCAATACGTCTTGCTTTCCTGTTTCTTGAATTAAAGTAAACCCTTTTGGAGTAACTGTAAAACTTGGAAAGTCTGGATAAGAGACAGTGAAAGATGTTCCTATACGATTCTGTGTTGTTTTATTCATTAGGAATCCTCAAAACAGTTCCTGCAGGGATATTGAGTGGGTCAATAATCTCAGGGTTTATATCCATAATCTGCCACCACAGAGTTGAGCCACCCAAGAACCGTAAAGCAACCCTATCTAGACGATCTGTTTCCACCCAAGTGTAGGAAAAGAAAGAAACCTTGTAACTTGGGAATGAACGGAAGACTGTTAGTTCGTATGTGTCAGTACGTGAATCGTATGCTTTAAACAGAGGACCATCTGCGTAGCGGCTATCTAGATAGATCATGGTTGGTTAAACCCTCCACTTGCTGCTCGAATACCTTCAAGAGTAGTTGTGTTAACAGACGCAGGTTGTAGCAGTGGAGTTCCAGGCCCATCGTTGTAACGTCCACACACAAATCGAACTGTCGATAGGATCGGAACCATTCTATTGTTAAAGATTGCGTGGTTGATCGATACTTCATTGATACGGATTCTGTATCTCATTCCAGCACCCAAGTGAAGTTCCAGAGAAGAAGGACGTAACCAACCAGCATCGGCTGTCAGTCCATTGTAGGCAGATGTAAACGTTCCATGAGGACCATTAATTGTTTTAAAGAAATACTCTAAGTCATACATAGTTCCACGGTTGTAGATTTGTTTCCTATCTTGAAGAGGAACGTCAATTTCTCCGTAAGGATATTTTCCACGAGTTGAGCCATCGGCGTTAAGATGGTTAAAGTCAGCAATTCTGTTTAGTAGAACTTCAAAAACAATTGTGCTAGAAATAAGGCCAGCAGAGATTGGGTTAAATACGTCTTGACCAGAGGCTTCAAAAGGAGGGTCCATCATTTGTTGAACACCCCAGGCCATACTTACTGTAGTTGGGTTGTATAGAAACTTAAACCCATACATCTGTGGATCTAACTTTGTTTCTTTACTTTGATTTTGAGCAATAGCGTTTACGTATTTTCTATCCATTTGTATAGTTCCACGTCCACCATTTACTCCACGCCATGCGTTATACGCATCCGAAAATACAGGGGCATTGATAGGGAATCCTGTGGTGTCCAACGTCGCCCCTAAAGAGTCTGCAGAGATACCCCTGTTTAAATACATAGAGGAAACAAGAGGAGCGTTGTACTTATATTCTGCCGAAAACTCGGCATCTACTTTTCCTCCAGTATCAGTAACCGTATTAGTTGAAGACGAAGCATTTGGTTTAGTGTTTACTACTGGTTTTTTATCTGTAAGTTTCTTTATGGCATTCTGAGTGTTTGTAATGCTCTTGTTTAAACTTACAATTTTATTATTTGCAGCAGTAATCAGTTGCCGTGTAGCATTTCTACTTGTTATTGCAGCATCAATTTCTACCTGATTAGTAGAGGTATTGATTATGTCAGAGTAACGCTTTACATTTGCTTCCTGAACTTTAATGATATCTTGTTGTTTTTTGATGTCATTTCTGTAACCTTCAATTTGTTTTTTGTAGGTGTTGATAGTGGCTTGTTTTGCGGCATCAGAGATTTGCTTCTGTCGTGCATTTTGTGCAGGTTGAACCTGTGAAGGGCTTGGGTACCCCTTACCTGACCATGTCCATCCTGCCATTATGAACCACCTATCATTGAGATTTCCTTGTCGTGGTCAAGATAGTCCTTAACCTTTTTGGCAAAACGAATTGCGTCTTGATCTGTTGCTTGATCAAACTTAATTGTAACGTTTACTGTCTTGTTACCTGACTGCAACTGAGTTGGCATAGATGCTCCATAACCAACATCTCCTCCACCCTTAATCGTTGGAAACTTGTAACCAGGATTATTAGTCTTTCCTGAAAGCCATGCAGAGTTATTGACTGCATCTAGTACAGAGTTCGGATCTGTTCCAGCCCTAAGAGCATTCACGATTGCTGTATAACCACGAGCATCAGCCTTGGAACCTGTCAAAGTAGAGACGGTTGCTTGAAGACCCTCATTCCAGTTTGCGTAAGCCTTTACGCCAACACTGTTCATAGAGGTTGACCCAGGTACAGTAAGGGTTGTATTCAACGGGTTGTATTTAGCGCTGTTTTTCCAGTGCCCGCCTTCAAAGCGCATCCATGTTGTGAGGGCTTTTACATTTCCTTCAGTTAAAGGTGCGCCTAATCCTGTCAATAGACTTGTAGCAAATTCTGCCTGGCTTCCACTACTGGACATATTTGCTGCAGAACCTGAGGACATACTTGAGGTGTTTGATGCAGCACCCGTAGATAATAAGTCACCTGCTGCAGGAGAGACCACAGCACTTATGTACTGTCCTCCTAGTAAGGATTTTGCATTTGCATATCCTGAAGAGTCTATTGGGTTGTTCTTTCCTTTTCTAAGTTCAAAGTGCAAGTGAGGACCAGTAACATTACCTGTAGCACCAGACTTACCAATTCGTTGTCCTGCTTTTACTGAATCTCCTGCATTCACACTCCTTGAACTTAAGTGAGCGTAGATACTCTGCATTCCATCAGGATGCTCAACCATGACTGCTGTACCGTAACCTGAATCTAAGGTTTCATTAGAAACAACTCCGTCTTTCCAAGAGGTTACTGGAGTCCCGATTGGTACTGCATAGTCTGTTCCCTTGTGAGTGCCGTTAGTTCCAGACCACATACTTCCTTTTTCACCGTAAGCAGCGGTTATTCCTGCGGCTGCTGGAGCGCCTCCTGTGGCACCACCAACACCAAATCCACCACCATAACCAACTGCTCCACCACCTTTGCCTTTTGTAACAAGGGTTTTTAAAATCTTTACTACGTTGAATAAGTCACTCACACCACTGGCGATCATAGACGCAGAAGTTGCAAGTCCAGCACCGACGTTAGTTCCTCCAACTCCTCCTACAAGACCTTTTAGTTGTGAAAGAGGTTGGATAACATTTGAAAGGGCACGGTTAAATGCCTCCACTGTATCTGCTGCATTTTCAAAACCTTTGATCATTGACTCTTCACCCTTAGTCATTAAGGATGTTTGAGAGGCATTCATACGGCCTTGAGCAGTAAGCATTGTGTTTGAGTTTTTATCAGTACCTTGTTCGTTTCCACGTTTTGCAAGGTCTGGGTTTCTTCCAGCAGATATGTCAATCATCGCTTGGTAAAGGATTTCCTGCTGTGCAGTATCAAATCCCATCGTCTTTAAGTTTGCACCAAGTGCACCACGTTGGAATGACTCACGTACTTGTTGGGTAGTTGCTTTTCCTCCACCCATTACATTCATTAATTCTTTTGCAAGTTGTCCTGGTGTTTTTTCTTTGCCAGCAGCAGTACGAGTATTGATTCCGTACTGATAGAGGTTTGCTCCCATAGGACCAGTTTGGAATCCAGCAATAGCCTGTGTTGCAACCGCATTTTCCATTCCCAAATACTTGTAGGCTCCACCAATTTGTGCAGCAGCCTGAATGTAATTTGCACTGCCTGGGGTGTAACCACGACCAGCAAGACCTGCAGCAACGATGGCATCAGAGCCGACGCTAGATATGCCTCCACCTAATGCACTGAAAGTTGCACGCTGTAACTGATTACGGCTAATTCCTGGTGCTGTTAATCCTGCTTGGTAGTACCCAAGGGCACGACCCATCGTCAGTCCTACGTCAGGAGTTGCAGCGTAGGCACCAGCAGGTAATGCCATTGCAAATTTTGCAAAGCCAGCAGCCGCTTGAAGTTTTGCTGCAGTCTTATCTTCAGGACCTGGTTTAGCAAACTCTGTTTTACCTCTAGAGACTTGACTGGTTCCTCCAGCGCCAGACATACCTGTTGGCGAAGGTGGTTGAGTAAACCGTGCATTGTCTGTTCCTACGCCAGGGCGAGTTGTCCCCTGCATCAATCCCAGAGAACCGCCAGAAGAACTGATAGCACCGTTTACATTTTTAAACGCCTTACCAGCAATTGCATTTAATTTTTCAATGGACTTGTAAAGGGACTCAACCTCTTTGGTTAGACCACGGGTCTCTGTAGTCAGCGACTTGATGTTCGCAACCATCTTGTTAGCCATGACTATCCCTTTCTACTGGTATGGCTGGCTATCTCTAGCCAGTTTCCTCGTTCTCTAACTGACAAAGACTTGATCTCTGTCAGTGTCCATCCTCTGTACTCGTTAGTTAAGACCGACCACTCCGCAAGTAAATGCGTGTATGGAGTAACGCTAGAAGCGAAACAAGGTCCCGAAATTAACGGGAACAGATACCTCACTTTCGCAGTCAGGGCATGTCACCTTAACCGCATCGAACTGAGGACCACATAGG